ATCAGCATTAACATACACAGTTACCCATAACTTGGGAACTCGTGAAGTATCTGTTCAGGTTTATGACACAGCTACATATGCAACTGTTGAAACAGACGTAACAAGAACTAGCACATCTCAGGTAGTAATTGGTTTTGCAGTAACTGCACCTGCAGCGGGAGCATACACGGTAGTTATCGTAGGATAAGGAGGAACTAAATGTCAGTACAAAGATTAGTTCCTTTACATGCCGTAGCTTTAGCAAGCGATCCTATTGGCACACGAGTTGGCGAGATTTATTTTAATACTACTGCAAATGAATTAAGATTCTATAATGGAACTACCTGGAACGCAGTGGCTGGAGCAATTACAGGAATATTAGATCACGTTCATACTTATGATGGATCAATTTATTCAGTTGAATCAATAGCTGTTCCATCTTCTGGAATTATTGATGGTGGAACTCCATAATGTTAAAAATATTAATTAAGCGTGGAACAGAAACTCAATGGACTTCTTCTACAACTCCGCTCCTTGCAGGAGAACTTGGTTTAGATACAACAAATAATATATTAAAAGCTGGAAACGGAACTGCTCTTTGGTCTTCTCTTTCAGGACTTACTTTAACTTCAACACAAGTAAATGAATTAGCGCAGGATGCAATAGGATTAGCATTAAATCATAATGATCACTCTAATATTGTTGTATCTTATAGTGATGTTGATAACAAAATAACATTATCAAGTGGTCCAGATTTAGTAACCTTTTCAGATCTAGGAAACAGTCTTGGAGACTATATACCATTATCATATTATGGAAACGCTGATGGAGTTGCAACATTAGATGAAAACTCATTAATTCCAGATGCACAAATACCAAGCAGTATAGCAAGAGATTCAGAACTTTTTAGCGGATCATATAATGATTTAACAGATAAGCCAACATTATTTAGTGGCTCATATAATGACCTATCAGATAAGCCAACGATACCAAGTTTAACTGGATATGCTACAGAAACATATGTTGGAACAGCTATATCAAATCTTGTTGATTCCGCTCCAACTACTTTAAATACATTAAATGAATTAGCGGCAGCTTTAGGAGATGATCCTAACTATGCTACAACAATAACAACGGCATTAGGAGATAAAGTATCTAAATCTGGTGGAGATACAATTACTACAAGTTCTGCATCAGTTAAAGGTTTGATTATAAAAGGCGCTGCTTCCCAAACTGCCAAACTTCAAGAATGGCAAAATAGTGGTAGTCTTGTTGTAGCATCAATGGATGATAGTGGAAAACTTGTTGTTCCAACAATTCGTGGCCCAGCAGGTAATGTTGTTACGTTGGGAACAGATGGACAGCCATACTCTTTATCTATATCCAATACTCAATTTGATTCTTATGGTCCTGTACCATGGAGACCATATAATTCAAGTATGGTTGGGTTTATTGTTAAGGGTCAAGCATCACAAACCGCCAACCTGCAACAGTGGCAAAATTCATCAGGCGCAGTAGTTGCTTCAATAGACTCTTTAGGAAAGATAACTTCTTATAATAGAGATACAGCAGGTGGAAATAATAATTTAACTATAAGTGGATATTATAATGGAAGTACGTCATCATTAGACTTGCAAAGCAATGGAATAACAAGAGCTAGTTTAATTAGTAGTGGAACTATTGGCACTGATTCCTCTTTTAGAATTCATACTAGAATTAATGACGTATTATCTGAGAGATTTAGAATTGCCACAACAGGAAGAGTTGGCTTTAATACCAATAATCCTTCTTCTGGACTTCATTTCTTAAACACCATTGCCTCAGATGTAGGTTTAATTGTTCAAGGCGCAGCCTCACAAACCGTTAACCTGCAGGAGTGGCAGAATAGTTCTGGGACTGTATTATCTAAAGTAGACTATAATGGTATAATTTACTCACCTACTGCAGCATCTGGAACAAACACCACTCAAGTAGCAACAACAGAATTTGTTCAAACAGAAATAATCTCAAAATCAGACAAAATAACTACAATAAATGCTCAGTCTTCAAACTATACTTTAGCAACATCTGATTCCGACAAGCTGGTAGAAATGTCTGGCGGAGGGACATTAACAATAACAGATTCTTCTTCATTCCCTGTAGGATTTACATGTAATATTCTTCAAACAGGATCTTCTCAAGTAACAGTTGCTGGTAATGGATTTACAGTTAATGCCACACCAGGACTAAAATTAAGAACACAATGGAGTTCCGCCACATTAGTTAAGAGAGCCCTAAACTCTTGGGTTTTAATGGGCGATTTGAGCGCATGATATGGCTAGAATATTTGGCAGACATGGAAGACGTAAACAAAAGGTTCCAAATTTATCTGGCCTAACTAGATCTCAAGCACAGGCAGAATTAACTGCTCGTGGATTTTCATATTCTGAGTCTTCTTCAAATACATCTACATCTTCTGATGATACAAAAATAGCAAGTCAAGCTGTAACTGCAGACAGCACCCTTTTGTATGGAGAAAATGTTTCATTTGTATATTATACATATGTAGCGCCATATTATAATCCTTATTATAACCCGCCTCCATATTATAACCCATATAGTAATCCACCACCATATGACAATACTTACTATAATCCATATAGCAATCCACCACCATATGACAATACTTACTATAATCCATATAGCAATCCACCGCCATATGATAATACTTACTATAATCCACCACCATATGACAATACGTATTACAACCCACCACCATATGACAATACGTACTATAACCCATATTATAACCCATACTATAATCCACCAAGCGGCGGAGGTGGAGGATGTTTTGTATTTGGTACAGAAATACTTATGGCAGATGGAACATACAAAAAAATGGAAGATCTTCAAATTGGAGATCAAATTTGTGGTGCTTCAATTCCAACGCTACCAGATGAAGAGTATCCAGCTTATGTTGATGAATGGTCAATTTCAGAAACTAGCGGCATAGAAAAAATTTCTTCTACAGTTACTGGAAAGATATTCGATATGTTCAATAGCTATTTTAGAATAAATAACTTAATAAATGTAACATTTGAACACCTTGTGCTATCTAGATCTACTAATACAGAGTGGAGATTTATTTCAATTAGCGCCCTTCAAATAGGCGATTTTATATTAAATGAAGATATGCAAGAAGTTGAAGTTATTTCAAAAGAAGAAATATTTGAACAAGTTCAAACTATTAATATCGATACAGAACCAAAAGACGTTTATTTTGTAAAAGGTATGTTAGCTCACAATATTATTTGTTACGAATGCGGTGGTAAGTTATGATAATTGAATATCAAAATTTTTTACCAGAATCTGATTATTTAATCTTAAGAAGATTTGTAGAAAGAACAAATGACTGGCAAAAAAATAGCAGTCCTTTATGGAATATGAGGGCTGTAAATACATTTAATATAGACCCAAGAGAAAAAGAAGTTTTAACAACAATGTTAAAATTACATAATTTAACTAGAACAGAAATTGAAAATAATTTAAATCCTGAAAGCGAATTACATGCTGAAACTATACAGTTTCAGAGAACATTTGTTCAACCAGATCAGCCACCACATTCAGACTCTACTGGAAACAATGGAGAAGATAATGGAACCTCACAAAGAAAATTTTCTTCATTAATATATTTAAATGATGAATTTTCTGGAGGAAATTTGTGGTTTCCGAAACAAAATACAGAAGTTCAACCTAAGCCAAATACCTTAATTATTTTCCCAGCCACATTTGAATATATGCATGGAGTAAAAGCAGTGACAAACGGGATTAGATATAGTATACTTGAGTTTTGGACGTATGCAACAAAAAATACTTTTTGTGAAAATGTTTTAGAGAGGTGGGCAAATAATGGCTAAAGAGGATATAGTGGTTATATATGATTTTATAACGGACGAAGAATGTTCAGCAATTTTAGAATATGAAAAATATTTAACTGAAAATGATTTATGGGATCAAGGAGATAAAAAGGGAGATCCAAAACAACACTGGGCAAAAAGATTTCTAGGTGTTCAAAATTTAGGATTAAAAGAAAAAGGCCTTGGAACCCCTAGAGACCTTGAGATGATAGATTTATGTGTTTCAATAAGAAAAAGAATTAGATCTAAAATAAAAGAAACATGGGGCCTTCAGGAAGAAATTTATGCGGATTCTTTAAACTTAATTAGATGGCCACAAGCAGAACAGCAACCTCCTCATGCAGATTATGAAAACTTTGGCTTAGAGCCTCATGTGTGGAATTGGAGAGATATAGGAGTTGTCTTATATCTAAATGATGACTTTATTGGTGGTCAAATATATTTTCCACAGCATGATTATTCAATAGACATTAAAAGAAAAATGTTAGCATTTTTTCCAGGAGATCAACAGCATGCTCATGGAGTTAAGAAGGTAGAAGAAGGATGTAGATATACAGTTAATATGTTCTATACCTACTTTGAGTCACATAAGGACACATTAGAGCAATGATATTTAAAAATAAATTAGTAGAGAACCAAATAGAATTCTATTCTTGGTCTCAACAAGCTGAAGAACTAACTACAATGCCAGTTCCAGCTAAATCACATATATCTGAAATGTGGAAAGCAAAAGAAAGATATTATGGAAACAAAGAAAAAGAATTAGACCTTAGAGTTCCTGGAGATAGAGGAAATGGTGTTCCTAACCTAGGGTTAAAACACTGTATCCCATATTTTGATGCTATGACTGCTGGCTATTTACAACTACTTCATTGTGATCTTCAAGTTACTCAAGTAAACGGGCAGCCAGAAATTAAATGGAGGTCATCTTTAGCTCCACTTCAAGTTAGACAAATAGAAGAGATAGATGCCCCTCACGGATATAGTCCAAAACATTATGCATGGTTAATGCAATGGGGATTAAAGACACCCGAAGGCTGGTCTTGTTTAATCACACAGCCAATAAATAGACCAGAGTCGCCATTTATATGTACTTCTGGTTTTATGGATACAGATAAATACCATGCTCCAGGAAATATTAGCTTTCATGTCAAAGAAGGATTTGAAGGTATTGTTCCAGCTGGTACTCCAATATTTCAAATTATTCCAATTAAAAGAGAACCATGGGTATCTGTTAAAAATAATAATTTGAGGGAAGAAGGTCGGTTTGACCAAGAAAGAAAAAAGAATGTTTTTTCTGGATATTATAAAAAAAATCGCTGGCAGAAGAAGGAGTATTCGTAATGCATGATCCAACACTAACTAGATGGAAAAAGCAGGCTGTATTTGGTTTTGCTGGCACAAACTTAAAAATTGAGACAATTAAAAATGCGGCAGGCAGATATCAGACAGCCGTGTTTGAGACAGATGAAATCGGTAGACTAAGAGACCTAGCTATTAAGTTTTCTAAATACCATTCTTCAGAAGAAGATGCTACAGACTTCTACGAATCATTGGTAAAAGGTTTTATTGCTCTACAAGAAAAAACTTCTTATTTTTCAATAGAAGATGTTTATTCTGATATAGAGTCAGCTAATCTTATTCCAAATCATGATGGTCCTAGAAAGTTCGACTTTGTTAGAGTTCCCGCAGGAAACACAATAGTTGGACATGATATAAAGGTAGAGGAAAATGAACGAGGATAGATCAGCAAAACCCTGGGACCTACTAAACAAAAATATAGGGAGGGTAGAGCAGGATATTGCAGAAAATAGAATGGATATCTGTAGATCCTGTGAACATTTCTTGAAAGTAACAGGCCAATGTAAAAAGTGTGGTTGTATTATGGCTATGAAAACCAAGTTGCCAAACGCTACATGTCCAGTAGAAAAGTGGTAGTATTTAGATTTTTTTAAGGGTATAATTAGGGAAGGAGTATATAGCATATGGCAGTAAATTATCCAGAAACTTTGGACACCTTCACCAACCCTGCTTCAAACAGTTCGGTTGCAAATCCTTCGCATGCTCAACAGCATTCTGATGCTAATGATGCTATTGAAGCCCTCCAACAAAAGGTTGGCGTAGATAATTCTACAGTAACCACCTCCCTTGATTATCGTGTAGCAGCTCTTGAAAACGGCAATATAGATGAAGAAGCCATTCAGCAAATTGTCGGAGACTTACTTACAAATGGCGTACATAATAATATATCGGTTATATATGATGACGATAACGATAGAATAAATTTAACTGCCACATATGGCGACGAAGAGGCAATTGATGCCATTGCTACCGCTTTAACGGCGGGAACAGGAATAACAAAGACTTATACTGAAACCCCACCTAATTACATAGGCGAATATGATAATGGTTATGATTATCAACTTAATGATATATGCTCAACAGGAAATCAAGCACAATATTGGATTAGAACTGGTGAGCCTAATCAAGGATATCCACCATTTCCAGGAAGTCCATATTGGACAGCATACTCATTTTCTAAAACAATAACAATTGCTGTAGATACAAACTCTATTGCTACCCAATCTTATGTAAATACTGCAATATCAAATCTTGTCGATGCAGCTCCAGGACTTTTAGACACACTTAACGAAATTGCAGCAGCAATTGGAGACGATGCAAACTTTGCGTCAACAGTAAATACTGCTATAACAAATGCTGTTACAACAGCAAACGAATATACAGATGAAGCAATTGCTAGCTTAGGAAACTCTCTTCCAAATACATATATTCCGCTTTCATATTATGGAAATGAAGAAGGCGTAGCAACACTTGATATAAATGGATTTGTTCCACAAACACAATTAGATATTGATGCTCGTATCCAAGATACTGCAGCAGCAATTATTACAAATGCTACTCATACAAATATAACTGTTAATTATGACTCAGTAGCTAAAGAATTAAGTTTAACATCAACAGGCGGAACATCTGCTGATATTTCTTCTGCCGCTCCAACTAATCCTAATGTTGGAGATCTATGGCTAGATTCAGATACAGCAATACTTTATATTTATGACGGAGCATTCTGGGTAGAAATTTCTGGTTCAGGCGGTGGCGGAGGCGGAGGAACAGGTGGAGGATTTACAGCATCTGCAACTGCACCAGCATCACCAGTAGAAGGATCTGCATGGTTTGATACAGTAAATGCAAAACTATATGTATACTACGATTCATTTTGGATTGAAGCAGTTGCTCCAGGTCCAACAGGTCCAGAAGGACCAGCATTTGTAAATTATCAAGGTAATTATAATCCTGCAGTTTCTTATACATTGCATGATGGTGTAACATACATCGGATCTCTTTGGAGATTAAATGAGAATTTAAGTCCAGCTGGAACTGTTCCCTCAGAGCCAGATTGGCAGAAAGTTGTACATAAGGGCGATAAGGGTGAAACTGGAGAAATCAGTGTTGGTACAGTTACAACTGTTCTTCACGGAGAACCAGCAACAGTAACAAATACTGGTACTACAATAGATGCAGTTTTAGACTTTGAAATTCCAGCAGGTCGTGCTTCTACTATAGTTGTAGGAACTGTAGATAATGTTGACTTTGGCCAACCACTAACAATTGTAAATAGTGGAGATGTTTCTGATGCGGTATTTGACTTCGAGATTCCTGCTGGTAGAGCAGCTACAATTCAAGTTGGTACAGTAGATGATGTCCTTTATGGTAATCCACCAACTGTAACAAATTCTGGTACAACCAGCGACGCAGTATTTGATTTTGAAATTCCTGCAGGACGGGCAGCAACAATAAATGTAGGAACTGTAACAACAGTAGTAGATGGAAATCCAGCTGTTGTAACAAATTCAGGGGATACCAGCGATGCCGTATTTGATTTTACAATTCCAGCAGGCCCTAGATCAACAATTGTTATTGGAGATGTAGTAGATGTAGATTTTGGCACTCCATCAACTGTAACAAATGTCGGAACTACTAGCGATGCTATATTTGATTTCGAATTACAGACAGGCCGAGCATCAACTCTTGCAGTAGGTACAGTTACAACTGGATCATATTCATCATCAGCAACAGTTGAAAATGTGGGTACATCATCTGATGCTATATTTAATTTTTCAATACCACAAGGTATTCCTGGAGATTTTCAGCCTGGTTTAACACCGCCAGCAAATCCATTAACAGGACAAGTTTGGTATAACACTGAAACTGGCAGAGCATATATTTATTATGATAGTTTCTGGATTGAATTCTCTCCAGGATTTACTGGACAGCAAGGCCCACAAGGTCCTGCAGGACCAGCAGGGGCTGATGGTGCAGATGGCTCCGCCATGCTTGCAGTTGAAATTACAGCAAATACTAACCTATCTGCTGGATCTAGGTACTTTGTTTCATCTTCTTCTTCATTAACTTTAACATTACCAGCATCTCCAGCTCTTAATGATGAGATTCAAATCTTAGATGCTTCAGGAAACGCTTCAACGTATAATATAACAGTATCACGTAATGGAAATAAAATAAATGGCGGAACAGGAAACTTAATTATTGATACAGATGGCAACTGGACAACATTGCTATATACTGGCTCAACATATGGATGGAAGGTAGGATAATGACAGATATTAGAACATCTTTATTGGGAGGATCATCCTCTGCTAATAATTTTTCTATAAGTATAGTTGGAAATGTTACGACTACAACCTTATCTTCAAATTATCCTGCTGGCAAGTATGCCATATCCTCAGTCCTTGCAGATTCATCAATAGATACATATGCATATAATTCATCTGGAACATTGGTTGGAACATCAAGTGGACTTACATTAACTACTACAGGAGAATTTAATAAAGTAGTAATTTTAGGCGGAACAGCATCAGATATAATTTCATTCTCGTATAACCAGTCTGGATTTGTATCTACATCTACATCAAATGAAACTACAGCTGCCGCCGTAATTTCTTCTATAAATCCAGCATTTGTAAATACTGTAAATGCAGAGCTATATATAGAAGGTTCAAATTTTGCATCAAACGTAGCGGTATATTTTAAAGGAACTGATGGGGTAGAAAGAGCGGCGGATTCAGTAACAAGAAATTCATCTACATCCTTGACAGTAACATCACCAGATACGCTTCCAACAGCATATTCTCCATACTCAATAATTGTTGAAAATCCTGGAGTTGCTAGACCAACAGTTTCAAATTATCATATTCTTCAAGATGGAATTAATGCAGCGGGAACAAATATTGGTTGGACAAGACCAACTGATTGGATTACATTAACAGCACCAGGCTCAAATGAACAAAAATTTGTCGGCCTCCTTGGAATATCTAATGATGACTCAAACTATGTTGCATTATTAGCACAAGGAAATTATACAGTTGATTGGGGAGACGGATCAGCTCCAGAAAACTTTACATCAAATACAAAAGCTTCACATAAATATACTTACTCATCAATTTCTTCAACTGTAACATCTGAAGGATTTAAGCAGGTTATTGTTACAGTAACTCCGCAGGCGGGCCAAAATTTAACAGTATTAGATTTACAACAAACATACACAAGAACAAACCTTACCACTAACGCACAGATTCTTTGGTTAGATATAGCAATTGCTGGGACAAATCTTACAACAATTAAATTAGCTGGAGCAACCTCTCCAACATTCCGTATGGCATATCTACAAAGAGTAAATATTGTATCTAGTGGTTTAACGTCATATGCATACTTATTTGCAAATTGTATAAAATTAAAAAATGTTTCATTTAGTAGCAATTCTACAATTACAAATACTTCTTATATGTTTTATAATTGTTTAGCATTAGAATCAGTCCCACTATTTAATACATCTTCTGTTACTAACATGTCTTATATGTTTTATGGATGTATTTCATTAGAATCAGTACCATTATTTAATACATCTTCTGTTACTGCTATGTATTATATGTTTGGATATTGTTATTCTTTAAAATATGTGCCAACATTTGTCACAAACTATGTTAATAATATGGGTAATATGTTTACTGGATGTATTTCTTTAAAATCTGTCCCACTATTTAATACAGAGTTAGTATCAGATATGTCATATATGTTTGATGGATGCAATATGTTAGAATTGGTCCCATTATTTAATACATCTTCTGTTACTACTATGGCTAGCATGTTTACTTCATGTGCTTCATTAGAATCAGTACCACTATTTAATACAGCTTCTGTTACTAGTATGTCTACCATGTTTTCTGGATGTGCTTCATTAAAAACTGTACCACTATTTAATACATCTTCTGTTACTAATATGATTAGCATGTTTTCTGGATGTGCTTCATTAAAATCAGTACCATTATTTAATACAGCTTCTGTTACTAGTATGGTTAGCATGTTTTCTGGATGTACTTCATTAGAATCAGTACCATTATTTGATACATCTTCTGTTACTAGTATGTCTACCATGTTTTCTTCATGTGCTTCATTAAAATCAGTGCCATTATTTAATATATCTTCTGTTACTAGTATGTCTGGCATGTTTACTTCATGTGCTTCATTAAAAACTGTACCATTATTTAATACAGTTTCTGTTACTAATATGGGTAGCATGTTTTCTGGATGCCTTTCTTTAAACTATGTACCACTATTTAATACAGCTTCTGTTACTGGTATGGGTAGCATGTTTACTAATTGTGTGTCTTTAAAAACTATTCCTTCGTTTAATATGGCATCTATTACTGGTACTGGACTTCAAGGATTTGTAGCAAATACAATAAGCTTAGAAAATTTAACTTTAAATAATTCTGCAATTACAAGTATTAACAATTTACTGTATAGCACATCATCAACTTATAGTCCTGCAACATTCAGTTTTCCATTTAGTAATACCAGCACAAGAGCTTTAAAAAGTTTAAATGTTAACTGTACTGGTGTTACCTCAATTCCATCCTCAACTTTTACTTCAGGAGCTTTTACAAATTTATCTTCAGTAATTTTAACTGGATTGAAATATGCAATAGATGTTTCTGGAATGAGGCTTGACGGAACCGCCCTAAATGCTCTTTATACATCTTTAGGAACCGCAGCGGGAGCTCAAACAATTACTGTGACTAACAACCACGGAACAGTAGATGACACCCCATCTATTGCTACAGCTAAAGGATGGACGGTGACTGGATCATGACATTTAGACATAATGAAGTTATTCCTGAAGAAGGATACCATGAAAAAACCGACGGGTTCTATAGAGTTGAAAATGAGAATATTCTTGTATGTGGTAGATTATATGTATTAAACCAAGACTATGCCCTATATAGAGACGAAAAGGATACTTATGAATATCCCGTTGATGGGTGGAGATGGTTTGGCTCAGAAGATGAAGCCTACGCATATTTTAACTTGGAGAAGCCAGCAGATAATGCGTAGCAAAATATATAAAAATGGAGGGTTAGCAATGGATAAATATGAATATGGATCTAGCTATTTTAATCTATCCCATGCTATACTTTAGACTATGCCAGCATTAGATTTTCCCACTAACCCCGTCGTAGGACAGCTTTTTGCTACCGACGATAGAACATGGACCTGGAACGGTACAACTTGGGATTCAGTAGCAGGAGAATCAAGCGGCGGCGGTTCAGCAACAGATGTTGGAGTCTTCTATGGCTTCAAAACAAGCAATGATTTGGGAAGATTATATCTTCAGGTAGTAGATGATGGATCTAAAATAACACTTCCACAAAGTAGTATATATTCGAACGGTATTCGAGTTCGTAAAAATGACGAATACAAAGAATGGATCTTCACAGCAGTTCCACTCTCATTTGAATGGGATGAAGAAAATCCAACACACTTACTGGTACAGGCAGGAGCATAGCATATGGCAACACAACTTATAGACCTTGGTAACATTCGCTTCATTTGGAAAGGCGATTGGGTACAGGCAAACACATACGAACTCAATGACGTAGTTCGTTATAACAATATTGTATGGGTATACATTAATCAAATCCCTGCAGCAAATATTGCAATTACAAACACCACATATTGGTCACGCATGGTTGAAGGATCAGAAATTCCTCCAACTGAAGGACAGGCGGGTAAAGTTCTAAAGACCGATGGCACACTAACATTTTGGTCTGACTCATTCGATACATTCTCAATTGGTGCAGACATAACAGATTTTGTTACTTCAGCAGGTCTAACAGACGTTGCTCTTGGTATTCAAGGATCCTCTACATCCTTTGTACAAACAGCATTAGTTAATACTGGCTCTGGTTCATCATCTTCCGCTGATTTTATTGCATACGCTTCAAATGGAACTAACGAATCTGGTTGGATTGATATGGGTATCACAAATGGCTCATTCAATGACCCAACATTCTCACTAACAGGACCTGGCGACGGATACTTGTTTATGTCAGGAGCAATTGCTGGAGTAGTTAACGTTTCTCAATATAGCGTTGCTGGATCTAGCTTAAATTTAATTTCTGCAACTCCTCACGGAATGATTGCTGGAGTTATATTTGACCTAATTCTTCCTGTAGCACCAACTCTTGAAGCTCGTTATACAGTTGTTTCTGCACCTTCAGCAACACAAGTTGTTGTAGCAGTTCCATCAGGATATACAGCAGGAAACGTAGCTCTTACATCTGTTATTAACTCACAAATGAATAAATTTACTGGCGATGGTAATTTAGTATTAGCCACAGACTCAACAGGTCTTGCAAATAATATTATTATTGCATCTGGTGGATTGCAGAGCGGAAGCCAGCAAATGATTTTCACACCAGACGAAGGTATTGAAATTTACGACAATATCTATTTTGGTACTGGAGCAAAAGCATTTAATACAAATGCCGCATTAACAAATGCTGCTGCAGTATTTGAGTTAAATGGTAATCCATATGCCCAGCTAGCAATTCACAATCAATCAGCAAATTCTTCTACAGACTTTATTGCCTATGCAGATAATGGTAATGACACGGCTGGCTGGATTGATATGGGTGTTACTGGATCTTCATTTAGTCAGGCTACATTCGGAATTACTGGTCCAAATGATGGATATATTTTCTTTGAAGCACCTTCAGGAACAACTGGTGCTGGAAACCTTGTACTAGCAACTGGTGCAAATGGGTCAGAAAACAAAATTGTCTTTGCAGCTGGAGGATATGATTCTGGTAATGAGCAAATGGTTATTATTCCAGATGAGCGTGTACACATTGAAATTAATACGCCTTCAACATCTCCTACTACTGGTGCATTAACAGTGGTCGGTGGCGTAGGTATTCAAGGTGATGTTAATATTCAAGGAGACATTGTATTTGGGGGCTCAGGAACAACTCTAGCAACTACTACTTTATCAGTTTCTGATCCAATAATTCGTGTTGGTTCTGATAATACATCAGATGCAATAGATTTAGGTCTAGTCGGAGAATATGCCGCTGCTAGCGTATCGTCTTTGTTTACAGTAACAAATACTCAGATAACAGATAATATTGCTACAATAACAACTTCTGCTGCACATGGATTTAGCGCAGGAGATGTTGTAGTTATCGCTGGAGTTAATGCAACATATAATGGAACTTATGTTCTTCGTACCGCAGGAGCAACAACATTTACATATTCAAAGACAAATGCTAATATTGCTTCAGCTTCAGCTACTGGAACAGCTCAAAGAACTGGAAGCCGTAGATATGCTGGCCTAGTTCGTGATGCTTCAGATGGTGTAGTTAAAATATTTAAAGATTCTACAGTTGCCCCAATTGCAGGCGTAGTAAACTTCTCAGGTGCAGGTCTTTCATATGCAGATATTAAAACTGGAAATGTTGATGCAACAACAGGATCGTTTTCTGGATTACTACAAGCCCCTGGTGGCTTAACAGCAACTGGAACAGTTACACTTAGCGGAACTGTAGATATTCAAGAAATGCGTGAAACAATTGTAGATGTTACTTTAGCATCAAACGTTGGAACATTTGATTGGACTGCAGGAAATATTTATTATATTGCTACTGCCCCAACAGCTAATATGACATTCAATGTTACAAACCTTCCAACAACAAATTCTAAGGCTATGACGATTAACGTTTTAGTTACGCAAGGATCTACTGGTTATATTCCAACTACATTTCAGATTGCAGGAACAAGCCAAACAATTAGATGGCCAGGTGGAATTGCTCCAACTCCAACTTCATCTGCTGGAAAAATTGATATATTTACATTTACACTATTAAGAACATCTGCTGGAGCCTGGATAGTAGTAGCTTCATCTAACGTAAACTTCTAAAGGAGAAATAAATGCCATTTATTAGCAGCGTAAGAGGTTCTTTTGGACCTACTGGCAGGTCCAAAAGAGTTGGTGCTAGAGATTTAATTACTGGCGGAACAATTACTACTGCTGGTGGTTATAGAATACATACATTTACATCATCAGGTAATACATTCGATACATTAAATTTTGGTTTTCCTATAAATACTGAAATTTTAATTATTGGTGGAGGTGGATCTGGCGGAACTATTGGTGGCGGAGGTGGCGCTGGAGGATTTGTTTCTGGTTCAAAAAGCATAACATCTGGCTCATATCCTATAACTATTGGAGATGGGGGAGCATCCTATAGTGGAGGTCATGGTCCAAAAGGTAACAATGGAACATCTTCAAGCGCATTTTCGTGGACAGCCCTTGGCGGTGGAGCAGGCGGTGGATGGGGTGATAATCCAGGTAATAGTGGAGGCTCAGGTGGTGGAGGAAGTGGTAACGCAGGCGGAACAAGTTCTACACAAAGCGGTCAAACAAATACTGGAGCTTCAATAAATGCTGGACATGGAGGAGCAGGAAGTGGAAATGGTGGCGCTGGCGGTCCAGGTTCAGGAACACATACTAGCGGTGGCGGTGGCGGAGCGGGTTCTGCAGGAACTGGCCGAACTGGCGGAAATGGTTTAACATCAACAATTACTGGTTCCTCTGTAGGATATGCAGGCGGTGGTGGTGGAGGATCTCACTCAAGCGGTACTCAATCATCATATTCAATAACATTAAGTTCAGGTGCTCAAGCATTATATGGTGCTGGATATGGTGGAAGTTATGATAATTCTTCTATAGGTGTTGGAACAAATAACGGACAACCAGCACAACGTGCAAATAGTGGCTCTGGAGGCGGAGGATCTTATTATTCTGGACCCAGCGAAGTAACAGGTGCTGGTGCTGCTGGAATTGTAGTAGTCAGATATACAGTTTAATAAATGCCTTTTTTTAAAACTACTCAAAATATTTTAGTAGATGGTGGAGAATATTTTGATCCAAACTGGATGGATTCAGACAAATTAATATTACCTCCATATCAAGAATGGGATTATTCTAGAGAGCTTAGAATAGAAGATGTTAATTTATGGGAAGTTTTATATCAACAAGGCGGCGGATTTGGGATATTTGCTTCTTGGGATCCTTATGCCGAGTTTTACATAATACGTGTAGGATTTGAAAAAGAATCTAATGGTCATGGAATTGAAACATATTATGGTGCAGGAGCAAGTAATTTAGTTTTTAATAGGGCCAAAGAATTAGGCATTGATCTAATGTTAAGCCAGCATTGGGTAGAACCAGAAAAAATGTGGCTATTTGAAAATCCAAAACAAAAAATAATATTTGATTCTATTTAGCCTCTAATTAAAGATAAAAATTGTTTATGTCCAAACGTTTCCCTGCCAATTTCTTGGTTATAGTATTCAGAAATAGTTAGATATGCCTCATCTTGATATTTCTTATCATATGTAAGAAATTCTTTTTTTATTGAATCTATATTAAATAGATTTAATCCATGTAGGATAAAAGCAAAGTTATCTGCTTTAAATAAAGAATACTGTGACCCATAAGATAAATCATCATTAATTGGCATTCTATTTTTCCATAACTGCATATTGTTTTCTAAAGAATCTGGCAATTCGATTTTTGATATGTCTTTCCAAAATTCAGAATTTGTTTTATTTGTTATGTAATGTAAAACAATAAAGTCTCTTATGTTATTACTAATATCATCCATAGCTTTATTATAAGATTCAATTACTTTTTCATCATAATTTGGCAACCTATGCATTAATAAAAATGCTTGCTGTATGGTAGCACCAATAGAACTTGCTTCTAATGGCTCTACAAAAAGCCCACTTAATCCTATAGCCACACAGTTTTTAACCCAAAATTTATCTAAATGTCCAGGATCAAATTGAAAAGTTCTTCCTATTTCTAAGTCTTCTCCAAATAATGTATCAAGTTCCCTCTTTGCCTCGTCTGCAGATATATAGTCGGAATCAAAAATGTAACCGTTTCCATGTCTTCCCCATACTGGAAGCCTGAACATCCATCCATAATCCATGGTCTTAGCAAGAGTCCAAGCCGCATATTCATCTGTGTCTCCTGTCTGAAATGTAATAGCGGACTTCATTTTCATAAATTTGTTAAAAGATATCCATTTGGATCCAAGTTTTTCTATTAGCAGTCTTTTAAAACCAGTACAGTCAACATAAAAATCATACTCATATAATTTATTTTTCCCGTATAATGAATTAATAGAACCATCATTTTTAAAAGATATTTCTTTTATATCATCTTCAAAAATATTTATTCCCATTTTTTTAGCTAGATTTGTTAAAAATTCATTTAATTTAAATGTATTAAAATGATATTGAAAATATGGAGGCTCAGAAAATTTATTTAATGCGGTTTTAGGAATTCTGTTATCCCATGGTAGAGGTGATGTTAAGCAACTATGTTTATCAATAGTAGCAGCTGCAATAACTGTTGGGTATTGACCTAGTTTTCCATAACTATACGCTCCACCTACGCTATGCAAATATGGATTTTCAGACCACCCTTCAAACATAATACCTGACTTAAATGTTGCATCACATTCTTTAATTATTGTATGAAAATCTATTTCCATAAATTTCATAAATTCATTAAAGTGCTCTGTTGATCCTTCACCAACACCAATAATTCCAACATTTTTTGAATATACAACATCTACCGAAATATTAAGTCTTTTCTTTAAAATTAAAGCTGATATTAGTCCAGCAGTTCCTCCACCAACAACTAATACTTTCATAGAATTATTCCAAAATGTTTAGCTATAAATATAATGGCTAAAATACTCCAAAGAATATTAAACCAAATAAGAGTTGGTATTGTTTTAACTGTTGATGACCATATTAAACCTAAACTAGAAACTAAAGCAAAGATATATAGCCACCAAATGCTTATATCAAAAAGAAGTCCAGGGATAATAATTATGCCCTTAGCAACAAAGGCAAAGAACTCTACAGTGTTTGCTTTTGTCCAATATTTTTTATTGCCCATTGTCTTTAAGGCGTAAATCCACTGCATATGATTATTATTTTTCATTCAAATGACTTCTTTCTCCACCACTGTGATTTATATGAATTTATTATTTTTGAGTGTATATTAAACATTCTAATATTTTTTTCTTTTACAGATATTGTAGATTTTTCGCTTTTCCATTCATCTCTTTTAAATGGAATTATTTGACATATAGGAGTTCCTTTTTCAATAATTAAATTATATTCAAAGTCGTGGATTAATTGAAAAGGAAACTGAACATTTCCTTTATACATATCAGTTTCAACCACACCAGAAAATGTTCTAAATGGTAAATCGTGTCTATTAATTGGATGGGTAAAAAAACAACTGTATCCTTCAGGGGTTTCAATAGAAAATGGAAAATTCCACTTTAAAACAAAATTCATATGTTTATTAGCAGGCGGCATCCCATCATGTTGTTCTATAGAATGAGTAGTTATAAAAGGCTCGTTGCTTCTCCAATTTGCAATAACATTATCGCCTTCTTTTCTAAACTCTACATCTATTGGCAATTCATATATATATCCTAATGAAAGACCATCTAAAAATGGAGCACATCCTTTAATAGTAGAGTTTGTGGCAAATTTATTTTCTGGAGAAAGTCCTCTTTTTTTAGATTCACCAATAGTGTTTGGTATGTTTTTATACCATTCTGGTATGTATGTTTTTGCAGACTTAGGTGAATTTATTATATCTGAATAGTATGGGCCAAACTCATTATCATATAAAAATTTTATATTTTTTTTCATATTGCCAAGTCTTTAATCCAAGTTACTATCGCATACTTGGTTCCAGAAGTTACTGGATGAGCTATATGTGTATATGCATAATTCGATGGGAACAATAAAAGCATTCCTGGTTCTGGTTTAATTTTTATATTAAAATTAACAAATTCAACTTCTCCACCTTCAAAGTCTGAATTTAAGTAAAGGATTGCAGATACGCATCTTCCAGTTGGTCCACCGCCATCAAAATGAGCTTTGTATTCTTGTCCACCGCTATATCTAAGCATATTATATCCTTCATGGTACAAAGGAATATCATCAAGATCATGCTTTTTAGTATATTGAGACATTGTTGATGCTAAAAGAGTATAGTATTGATTATGAATGTTTTGAATGATACCGTTGCCTGTTGTTTTAGAGTACTCTGTTAAAGACATATTATAGTTAGTCCGTTTATTTTGATTTGAACCTTGCCCAATAGTCTCAGCTCTATGCCAAGATATACCAGATCGAGGGGTGTTGCATAAATCTTCAATGCTATTTATTGTTTCTTGAGTATCTGGCCACACATCTTTAAAGACATCGATTGCTCCAGCTAGTGTTTCAGAAGGGTAAATTTCTCCTAAAAATAGTCCATTAATATATGGTGACATAATTTTCCTAAAATTTAATATAGGTTAATCCCTTTAGCCTATTCGAGTTATTAGTATACCATTTCTATACCTTAGACTCAATAGGTTTAATGGGAAATAAGGTATAATTATTTCATGACCTCCGCCTTGAATTTCCCGTCAAATCCTACTAATGGACAGCAGTTTACTGTTGGAACCCGCATCTTTTCTTGGGACGGAACAGCCTGGAGAATTGTAGCAGTCTCAGAAGAAGATCCAGCTTTAACACAGGAAGAAATTCAGGATTTTGTAGCCCCACTTCTTAATCACTCAAGTCATACAAATTTAACTGCATCATATGATGACAATGCTAATAAGATTATTCTTACTGGAACAGCAACTGTTAGCGATGAACAAATTCAGGATGCAATAGCCCCCCTCTTTGACCATGCCAACCACACAAATATAACAGCGTCATATGACGACGAGAATAATAAGATACTTTTGACGGCGGAAGAGGCAGGATCCACAGTAACAGTCTCAGATACAGCC